TCAAAAAACACAATTAATTAATTTAATTACTGAAGCGACATCAAAAAGTATTACAAGTAGTATTGGTACAAGTAATCCGTATCTTTTAGATTTATTGGTTAACTATAAACCAGATGTTGCGGGATATAACGACTATTTAAAACATATTTCAAATAATGGTACTGGTGAATCTTGGAACAAATATATTAGAGATAGATTTGTTACTAAAGAAATTTATGAAACTACACAAGTTCCGTCAAAATTGTATTTTAATTTTCCGGTAGATTTTTCACAGCCAATTCCTGATTTTAATAAACCTGAATCTTTAACTTCATATTTTCAAGGTAGTACACATAATAAGTATTATTTTTACGATACATTACCATTTATTAGTAATGATTGGATTAGTTCAAATATTTCTGACGGTAAAAGTATTACAAACTACGATTTATTTAATAGTACTTCACAATCAATAATGTTTAACACAACATTAAAAACTGTTACTAATTACGATAAAAATACTGATTTTGATTTTAATAGACCCGTGACAAATTTTAATTATAGAAAGTCACAACAAATTAATACAAGTAACTTTAATAACGATTTTTATACTAATTTATTATCTGATAGTAAAAATTCATTAGTTACTATTGGTGGTGTGTTTTATGAAAATTATAATGGGTTAATGTCACAAGCACAATGTACCTCAATTTTTAATACTCCGTTCTTTACCAACTCAATTCAAAATGGGGTACATAATGAAAAAAATGGGTCAAGTATTGCTTATGTTCAGTCAGCATATCTTTTCCTTAACTCATTACCTTTGGCGACTTTAAGAGAAAGATATAAAAAATATATGGAAGTAACGGGTACTGGAACAGGTAACCAAAATTATACTGAATTAGATTATATCGCTTCGTCATTTAGAAAATTTGGAGGATTACATAAACTACCATATGCTTGGATTTTAAAGTACGGCTCAATTTGGTACCGATATAAAACATATCTTGAAACAGGTGTAGATATTTTAGATGATTGCTGGACATCATTTGACTACCAGTCAAATTACAATCCTATAAATGGTAATACTGATACAACATATACTGTAACATCAACAACTGAAACATTTAATATTACACTTAAAAATATTGACCTAATAAGTTTACCTGGACTTGTCTACGAAACAATTTCATTAGGGTTTTATCCTAAATTAATTAATGATTTTAGTTATTTTTATAATGGTTACGATTTAATTGATTTAAATTATACTAATATTAATAATACAATGTCGTATTATTTGTCTGATGGAACATTTAAAATGTATTCTCCAAATAGTACAAGAATTACAAGTAATGAAAGTACATATGACCCAGAATTATATTTAAACATTTCAACATATTCCTGTACCCTTAAAAATACTATTAATAACGATGGTAGTTATTATGTGTTACCATCGTTTGGTTCTAATGTGAATCAGTTATATTATGAGTTTTTCAATACGGGGACAAGTGATTTACAAAAAGATTTTGATGTTCCAGGAACATATAATGGTTCAGTTAGATTAGATTGGTCAAACCCTCATTTTGGATACTTTGACCCAACAGGTATCACTAAACCTAATTATGATGAGTATATGTCAAATATACATTCTGACTCAAAACAACAGAATGAATTCACATTTATTTATCAAAATGGTTATTCTAAAATTGAAGACATATTTGGTGTTTTTACTAAAGAAGAATTAGATATTTTTGAACAAGAATTTTTAAAATTTTCACAACCGCAAAAAGGATATTCAAGCGCAAATTCAGAGGCCACAACAATTTCAGAATATAAAAATTTCCAAATGATTATGAAGTTGTTACTTAAAGTTCCTAATTTAAGTGGTAGTAGTTCACAACAAGTTATATCCCAAATTCAAAACAATCAGTTTAGTAATAAACTTCAAACTTTGACACAATTTTTAAATGTAGATGTTGTTTTAAAAAGGGCTAATCCATACGATTATAATAGAGCAATTTACGATTCTTTTTTTAGTGATTCGACAACACAGTTAGTAGTCGACCCAATTGATTTTGGTTCTTATAGAATTTTAACTCCTAATGCGTTACCAACACCCAGTAACATTACTACGTTATTGGGGTCTCAAACAACTTATCCTAATGAATGGACTGCTTTGAGAGAATACGTGGGGTTCTCAACAATTGGAGGTAATGTGTATTCTAATACAGGTTCAAGTATTACAAATTTCTTTGACATATTTGACATTCCTTTTACTGAAAATAATATTAAATTATTGGCTCCAATTATTAAATTGTACTCAAGTTACGTTTTTAAAAATCCAACTAATACATCTTCAGATTTTATAGTTGATAATAGATTGTATTTGGTGAATAAAAGTTTATTTAAAAACAATGTGTTAAATAATACATTGAATACGTTACAGAAAACTCTACCAGCAATTAAAATTGAAAGTATTAAAACAATATCATCATCGTTAGTTGGGGGTAAAGAAAAAGTTGAATACTATGATATGTTTAAAGCGTTAAATGATAAATGGGTTGCGGCTAACAACTTTGACCAAGATTCGTTTATGGAGTCCTTTTTATTTTTAGATAAGGCTAGCCGAGATGTTGGAGATAAAATATTGGTCGATATTTTTAAAGTTAATAATAAAATTAAAAAGGTAGACCCTGCAACGTCAATATATACGATTATCGCTGAAATACTTAAGGACCATCACTTTGTAACATTTACAATGCCGGGGTATATTAACTTTTATAATCAAAAGAATGGTTCGGGTGGGCCTCAGGAAAGTGCTAACTTAATGTTTGGTACATTTACTGAAGTTGATTATACTGATACCAATACTAAATTTGTAAACATATTATCATCAGACCCTTCAAGTAATACTTTAATTGATACTAAACAAAATGGATTTTGTGATGACTCATTTAGAATTGACAAGGCTCAAGATAATCCATTAAAGGTTGTTGACGGCTCAACCGGAAATGAAAAATCAAATAAAGTTGTTGGATTTGCAGTTGATTTTGGTCTACAAAAACAAAGTATGTTTTACAATTTAAACTTGGCTCAAGATATTGGTAAAGCGACATCTGAGTCATTATTAATGCAATATGAATTATCACAATTAACAAATGGAAAAAGGTCACAAACTCAAAATGTCAGTTTATTTAACTTATATAAAAATAGAAGCTACTCTTGTACGGTTCAGTCTATGGGTAATGCGACTATTCAACCCGTAATGTATTTTACATTAAGAAATGTCCCGATGTTTAGTGGACCTTACTTAATACTTGAGGTTAATCATAGTATTGCTCCTGGGTCATTTGAAACTACGTTTTCAGGTGTTAGACAAAAAATTTACACATTACCTGACCAACAAGGATTATTAACGAGTTTAAAATTAGAAATTTCTAAAAATTATTACGAACAAGTTAAAAAAGAAAAAAATAGACAAGCAACTTCAGCGACAACGGTTACTGCCGCAAATCAACAGACAACTAACTCTGTAACACAAAATCCTGTGGATACAAAAAATGAAAGTTGTGATACTAATTCTGCGTATAGTTCTTATGTTAAAATTACTGGTGATAGTAAAACGTTAAGTTATAATGAAGTTATTGAACAAATTGGACTTGTTGCGGATACCCTACAGAAAAAAGCCGCTTTATTTACGATTATATATCTTTCAAATAATTCAAACGGTAATATTAAATTTTTCAATAATAACTTAACAAATGTAAATTTAACAAGAAAATGGTCAGGTAATTTACCTACTAAATTTGATAAACAATATACTTGTTTAACTTTTGGTGATAAGTTATTTTCAATTGTTAAATTCCCAAACATAAGTTACAACTTACAGTTTATGGATTTATATTTAAAAAACTATTATTCAGAATTGGCATTTTCTACGAACTCTACAATAATTGAAGATTTAACTAGATTATATATAAAATATTGGTCATTACAATCCCAACAAACTGACGCTTATTATGACAATTATATTGAAACAAACGCTTTAAGTTATGGAAGTATTAGAGAAAAAGTTTTACAATCCTATCTAATATTAAATCCTGTTAATTTATCTGACCCGAATAATATAAATGTACTTACTGAGGCATAATTCAAAATAATGATATATTTATAAATAAAAAGTTATGAATACTAAAGATGCTTTAGATAGATACCTTGGTAAAAATACAAGGATAGCTGAAACCGACAAAGGTAACGGTTTTAAAGAAGTTTGTGATTTAGATACTGGGGATTGTTACACTGTAAGAATGAAAGATGGTTTGATTGAGAGAGTTGGTAACACTATGACAGTTAACAAAAAAATTAATGTAGAGACAACACAAGGGTATAAACAATTATTGAACGGTTAAAAAATGGACGTATCTAAAACAATTATTGAGGAGTTAACAAGGTATAACAAAATCAACAAATATATTATGGAGCAAGATGCTCCTGATTTACCACCAGCACCTGGTGAAGAATTACCACCACCTCCGGCACCTGATGCGGGAGTTGCGGGTGCGACACCTCCACCACCACCTGCAGCAGATGCAGAACCAACACCTGTCGATGTTGAAAATGACCCTGATGTTGAAAAAATAGACGACAAAGGAGAAAGTACTGAAGGTGAGGGTGATACTGAAGAGTTGGATATTACTGATTTAGTGACATCCCAAAAAAATATGGAAGAAAAACAATCTGAATATTTTGAAAATCTATTCAAACAACTTTCAAGTCTTGAAGGTAAATTATCTGAAATGGATAATATTATGGATAAGATTAATAGTATTGAACAAAAGATTGAAAAATATAGAGAAAAGACTCCACAAGAAAAATTAGAATTAAGAAGTCTTGACTCTGGTCCATTTAATCAAAAACTAACTGATTTTTTTGATGATAAAATGGAAGATATTGAAAAATCAGGAAAGAATGAATATGTTATCACTTCTGATGATGTTGAATCGTATTCACCTTCTGAAATCAAAAATAGTTTTAATGATTATTTGTCTTCTGATGATGATACACAATCATACGGTTACAGATAAAAATTATTTGACTATTACGGCTGACACAACTATACTTGAATTATTAACTTAAATTTCTATAAACAATGGCGACAAATTCATTAGATGCTGTTCTCGCTCAGTACGAAAAAGCGAAATCAGGTGGAAGTAACACCTCAAAGATGTCTCAAGAGGACAGAATGAAAAAATACTTTGCAGCTATCCTGCCAAATAACGAAAATTCAGGACAGAAACGTCTTCGTATTTTACCAACACCTGATGGGTCATCACCCTTCAAAGAGGTTTGGTATCACGAAGTACAAGTTGAGGGTAAATGGAATAAAATCTATGACCCAGGAAAGAACGACAACGAGCGTTCACCTTTGAC